TTCGTCCATACGGGACGGATCTAGCCTTAAATAAGCTAGTGATGGTTGTGAAGCCATCTCCGTTTTCTTCTGTTGTAGTTCAGGAGGTCATGTGAAAACCCGCAGCCAGTCTTTCTTTGCCGATAAATGGATCGAGATTTATGACAAGAATACGAAAGTGCTCTCTCTGTCGAACTCTCGGCCAAATAACGGCTCTGAAGGATTTACTGTGCTGATTGATACCCTTCACGGGGATCATAAGACTGGTAATCCACATGAATTCGTAAAGAACGTGACCACCAATCACAATGGGTGGACTGTTAACGATAATGTTAACTTCACGACTACCGTTCGCGGCGTCATCGCTCCATTCTCCAACATTGTTTCTGCTGGCGGCTTAGCCGACTGGACAACTCTTTATAACACGGCCCTCGGCCGCCTCTACGATGATATTCGTAGCGGCGGCGTTGGGTCTGGTTTAGATTTGTCAGTCGACTTTGCCGAAGGCAGACAAGTTGGACGGATGATCGGCGATGTTGGGAAGCTTGCTTCCTATGTGCGCTCGTTTCGGCCCAAAAACTGGGCAAATAAGTGGTTGGAGTATCAGTATGGCTGGCGACCTTTGGTCAACAGCATTTACGATTCTTACCAAGCAATTATGAAACGCCGACTCTACGGCCTGATGAAGGTCGTCGGTAAAGCGAAAACGCGTATCCACACCGACAATGTTTTCCTTGACGGTTTGTGGCAAGGGTCCAAAGAATTTGTTGGACATCAAGCAGCATATCGCACTAAAGTGGTATGCTACTATCGCGTTAAAAACACGGTAGCTCAGCAACTGGCAGGTTACACTAGCCTTAATCCGGTTAGTATCGCCTGGGAGCTCACGCCATACAGCTTCGTCGTGGATTGGCTCTACGATATCGGTGGCTATCTTCGTTGTTTGGAGTCCGCTCTCTTGTACCAAATGGGCTTTGTTGAGGGGTACCAAGTTAATGGGTACCTTTCTTTACAGTCCTCTTGGTCTCAAGGTGGCGGCGTGTTTTCTGGGTCCACTCTTGCAGGACAAACATCTGCTTTCTGCAGACAGTCCTATAAGAAAAGGATCCCGATAACACTTTACCCCCTACCACGAATTCCGAGATTTGAGTCTGATCTCGGTTGGCAGCGTTGTATCAGTGGCGCTTCACTGATGAGTCAGCACCTTGGGAAGCATTAGAAACTTTTGCTTCCCTTTGTGCCTCATCATCACTGTAAGTGGTTCGGCTTTGCCGAGCTTTTGCTCACCAACTTTCTGGAGTATACTCCATGTCCGCAGTTGCCAATATCGTCTTGGCCGACGCACAGGGAACACCTGTGAACCACACTTTCATCCCACTCGGACCAGATACCAACGGTGTCTGGTGGTTCGAAGACCAAACCGGCGCCGCTGCCATCGGTTACAATCGCATCAGTTTGTATCTGACGCGATCATCCGTTGGCACGAACGGCACGGTCGGGGGTGCGAACCGCGTGAATCGGGTGAAGATCGGCATTCACACGCCAGTGCTCGAAACACTTGGAACCAACGATGTCGGCATTACTCCGCCGCCCACCGTTGGTTACGTGAATCGAGCCAATCTGGAGCTGATCCTCCCCGAGCGTAACACTCTGCAGAACCGCAAGGATCTGCGGAAGTACGCTCAGTTCCTCCTTGCTGACACTCAAGTCGTCGGCATGGTCGAAAATCTCCAAAACGTTTTCTGAGTCGGCCATGTTCTGGCCTAATGCGACAGCTTCTTTTTCGCTGTTGCTTCTCTTTAAACACTGGAGAATTTCATGCAAAACAGTTTTTACTGTATGGACGAAGTCTTCTTCGCCCTCTGCAAGGAACAGGACACGCCTTTCTCCTTAGCTTGTTGGTTGAAGTTCAAGCATGCTCCTAAAGAGCTTCTTGAAACAACCTTCAATTTCGGAGACTATTTGGAAGATGACCCCTCTTTTCGCGGAGACTATTGTATATTCTCGTCGCTTTCGAAATATAAAGGCCACGAGGTAAACATTGATCTTCAAAAAGAGGCCCTCAGAAAATTCGCAAATTCTGAGACGTTATGCAAGGATACGAATTTAAGGCTTCGTAGAGAGCGACTCTCTCCTTCCTCTGGAGAGATGTCTAGCCGGATTTTCCGTGCTAAACAGAAAATCGCTTCTCTTTTGGGCCCCTTTTCGTTACACTGCATATCGACATCTTTCGGGTGGGGACCGGGTGCGACGCACGACTTAAAACGTCGCCGTGCCCAGGTGGACAAAAAGATCTCTTCAGTACCCATTACCGTTGGTGGTTGCGCAAAGGAGTTACTCCAGAGCGTGATCCAGCAGGACCTTCATTGGTCTTGCACACTACTCGGTTTCTTCCCTTCCGGACCTTGGTCCTTTCTTCCAAGCGTCTTTAAGAGGGTCGATTCCTGTAGAGTCGAAACGGTTCCAAAAAACGCGAAAACTAATCGCGTGATCGCAATTGAGCCTACCGGAAACCTCTTTCTCCAAAAAGGAGTTGGGGGTTATTTTCGACAGCGTCTCAAACGCGTTCGTGTCGACCTGGATAATCAGGCAGTAAATCAGTCTCTAGCGGCATCTGCCATTCGAGCTGACCTGGCTACTCTTGACTTAAGAGCAGCTTCCGACACTGTTAGCAGGGAACTCGTTTACGAGCTCCTTCCTTACGACTGGGCTGTCTTTTTGGACAGTATTCGGAGCCCTCAAGCTTTATTGCCTGACGGCTCCGTTGTCGTGCTCGAGAAGTTTTCCTCTATGGGAAACGGTTTTACCTTCGAGCTTGAGTCACTCATCTTTTGGGCCATTTGTTCGGCCGTTCAAGATGAGCTCCCTCAAAAGGGCATCTTTTCGGTGTACGGTGATGACATTATCTGCCAGAAGGCAGCTGCTCCCGCTCTAATTGCAACCTTAGCTTTCATTGGGTTTGAAATAAACGACGAAAAATCGTTTACTCAAGGCCTCTTTTATGAGAGCTGTGGGATGCATTATTTTTGTGGGAGCGATGTCACACCTTTCTACCAAAAAGAGATCGTATCTTCACTTTCCGAACTCGTAAGGTTCCACAATCGCATCATCCGTTGGTCGCATAGGGTTGAGTTCGAAACGAACTCTATTCGTGCGATTCTCCGGCGGTGTCCTAAAAGCCATCTATCCTGCGTCATCCCTTTTGGGGATGAAACAGATGATGGCTTTTTGGTTTCGATTGAGAAGTTTATTGAGGCCTCTATTAAGTTTGATCCTAATAGAGGTTGGAAGGTAAGACAGATCAGAGTGCGGCCGAGGACCTTCCCAGGTATCGAATCCGCTCTTCTTGCGCTTGATATCAGAAAAAGAGAGTTCTCGTCACCGTCCCGTCTTTCCTTTTTAGACGGGTTATCTACATCTAGTAGAGGTGACGTCGATATCTCCGTTGAGAATAAACTCAACTCTGATATACCCATCCTTTTAGGATGGCGATGGATTATTCCATCGGGGTACTGCCCTCAG